ATTTGACACAGGCGTAGACCTTGAGGTAGGCTCAGAGAGCGGACAAACGAGACACTAAAGTTACCGTTCTAACTTGCTCTGCAACCTACGATCACGTACCTTGACAGTCAGTTACACTGGCGGACGACTTGGGGAGGGCCGGTCAGCCTATGACCAACGCGGTTGAGGCTTTGCGCGATACAGCGGCGGAGCGTCTGACACTAGGGGACGATCTAATTGACGACCCGGATTGCCTAGCCGAATTCGAGTTCACGTTTTCCGTGTTCCGATTTCGGTACACATGGGGGACTGTCTTCGAGTTCTCGTTTTCCCACCTGTCCATTGCGTGTGAGCGTAAGGCGTGTTTCGCACTCATGCCAGCAGCGCACGTCTACCTAGAGACCATCGAGACGAACACGCTAGGCGTCGGCGGGGAAGTGACTCACCGCTTCGTAACGGCAGACGTGTAAGCGATAAAGCCGCCTAGACCCTAGCGGCTTTTTCTTTGGGCCGAAACTATTATTTGAAAAGGGGTGAAGCATTGAGGCTAGAAGTTCCTACCTTCCCGCATCCTCACCGTTCCTTTTCGCAAATGCAGACGTATGCGCGTTGCTCGGAGCAGTACCGGTTACAGAAGGTCGAGAAGGTGCCGGAGCAGATGACGGCATGGGCACCGCAGGGAAACGCATTCCACACGGGCGCGGAGGCTTGGGAGTTGAGTGGTCGACAGATGACCGCAGACGAAGCCGTTGACCTAGCGGTAAACGAGTATGACGAACGCATTGCGAAGCAACGCGAGAAGCAGCCTGAGGACTCAGGTTGGCTAACCGGTGGCCGGACGAAGGTCGACGTAGATATCACGCGAAGGCGTGACCGAGTTGCCGAGCATATGCGCGGATACATCGACTATTCCCTAGCGAATGAAGCCGTGTTTCGACCGGCTGAATTGCCGGACGGGCGACCAGCGGTTGAGGTCCCTTTCGTTATCACGGTGAACGGCGTCACGCTCAAGGGTGCAATTGACCTTGTGCTCAAGTGGCCGGAGACCGGGGCTCTGACTCTTCGTGACCTGAAGACGGGTAACAAACTCCCGAACGATGCACTTCAGTTGAGCGTCTACGGGCTCGCATGGTGGCGACTGTTTCAAGATGTAATCGAGTGGGGCGATTTCTTCATGTGTAAAAACAATGCCCCCACCCCGCTAACGCGGTTGCTCGATTACTCAGAGGCTTACATCGGCGCATGGCTCGAAATGTTCGACCGCTCCGAGAAGGAAGGCATTTACCTTCCCAATGGCGGAGACCATTGCCGCGTTTGTACGGTTCGTAAATACTGCCCGCTTATGGGTAGTCCCGAATCGGCAGGGGCTTACCTCATGCCCAATCTGAAGATTCTCAACTATAACGAAATGGAGGAATCCACGCTTGAGCGATGATTTCAAGATTCAGCACTCGATCAACATTCCGAGTGGTGAGCAGTTCGAGAAGGGCGATATGGTGAATATTCGCGCCAACTCGCCCGAAGAGTTCGCCTCGCTAATGCGGCTCTTTGGCAACCCGAGCGTTGTGCAGGAGATTGCAGAGGCGTCCGCCAATCTGAAGGCGGCTTACCTCGTGGTCCGGGAAATGGGCGGTCAGGTCGTGACCCATGCTCAGAATCCTCCGAGCGCCCCGCCAGCGGCTCAGCAGCCTTCGCAGGGGTATCCGCCCCAGCAGCAGCACAGCGCGCCTCAGGGGCAGTTTCAGAGCCCGTACGGTGCCCCGCAGGCCCAGCAGCCCTACGGCGGGCAGGGTCAGCCCCAGGGTGGCGGTTATGGGGGACAGCAGCAGCCTTCAGGCTACGGTCAGCCGAGCGCACCGCCTGACCAGGGACAGGCTCCTACCTGTAGCCACGGGGTAAAAAAGTTCATCGAGAAGCCGTACAAGTCCGGCAAGCCCGGAACTTGGAAGGCTTGGGCGTGTCCTGCCGGTCAGGGTGACCCGACTCAGCACGAGTTGGAGTTCATCGACCAGCGATAAGGCTCACGCCTAATCGCAACCTGTCATTAGGAATCTACCTAATGCACCCGACGCGGACTTAGAAGCGTTGAGGGCCGGGACAAACGTTCACGAGATAGAGCGTGGCAAAAATCCGGCCAACCATTCTTTAGGAGGAAAGCATATGCAGATTGGCGACAGCATGAAGATTTGCGGCGTCGACGGTTCTTACGTTGAGGTCGGACCGGACGAGGACGGTAACGGCGCGGTTTTCATCGAGACCCGCGAGGATCACGACTCCGAGCCTCAGGGCGTGACGATCAGCGCGGCTGAGGCCGCTCTCGTCGTGAACGCGCTTCTCATGGCGGTTCGAGCGTGAACCTGATTCTCAAGGTTCTCGGCTACGTTCTCGGCGGAATCGCGGCGCTTATCGCGTGGCTAATCGCCCTGGTCGTGGGCGTCTTCCTGGCGGCTCTCCCGTGGGTCATCGTGGCCGGGGTCGTGTTCTGGTTCCTCAATCACTACGGGGTGATCTGACATGGCGCGGACCGTGCCCCCGGAGGAATACCGGTGCGAAATGACGTGGCTACTCAAGCGCGAGTGCGGCGAGAAGTGCTGCCGCAACGTCGATCCGAACAATGAAATTCAGCCTCTTGGATTCTGATTCCAACATCGTCGTTATCAGTAAGGCTCAGACGCTAGAGCGCCTAGCGGAGATTGACGCAATGCTCGACATTATGGAAAGCAATGACGAGGACTCTCTCCGAGCGGAGCGCGGCGACCTTGCTTGGCTTCTAGGGGACCGATAGGAGACACCCGATTTTCACACTTGCTAGAGCAAAGCGGGCTATGGGATCAGCCGGAGAGCCGATCCCTACCGTATTCAAGTCACTAGCCGGTTACGACTTTCATTTCCGGCGAGGGCAACTGACCCTCATTGCAGCGGGTCCAGGTGTGGGCAAATCGGTTCTCACTCAGAATCTAGCCATGCGGGCAGGCGTGCCAGCCCTGTATTTCTCTGCCGATTCCGACGCATTCACCATGTATAAGCGCGGTGCGGCAATCGTGACAGGGCATCGCTCGAAGGATATCGAGTCTGACTACGAACGCGGGAATGGTGCGTTCTATGACGAACGCCTAAACCGAGTGCGGCATGTGCGATTCGACTTTACTTCACAGCCCGGAGTTGACGACCTAGAGGATTGCGTCAACGCCTTCGCCCTGACCTACGGGGAATATCCGCACCTAGTAATTGTGGACAACCTCGTAAACGTGGACGCTGAGGAAATGGCGCTTCAGGGTGTCATCGGTTATCTGAAGACAATGGCGAAGCAAACGAACGCTTGTATCGTCATGCTTCACCATTTGGTCGGACAATACGACGACGGTAACGACCCGGCTCCGCTGTCATCGCTCATCGAGAAGGTGAGCAAGTTGCCGGAAGCGGTGCTAACGCTTCACCGCTCAAGCGTAATCGGTGGCACGCCCTCTCAAATGGGCGTGAGCATTGTAAAGAATCGAGACGGGAAATCAGATGCCGGGGGAGGCTTGATCGTCTATCTCGACTATCGCCCGGACTATGCCCGATTGGAGGACATGAACCTACGGTGAATAAGGCGAAGATAAAGGGCACCGCTTGGGAGTCGGCTTGCGTCGAGTACCTGAAGCGATGGTGGCCCAAGATGAAGCGCGCGGCCCTTGAGGGGACCGGCGATATCGGAGACCTTGCGTTGCCTGAGGGGTGGGCGGTCGAGTGCAAGAATGCGCAGACGATCAACCTCCCGCAGTTCCTACGGGAAGCGGAGTCCGAGGCCGCTAACAAGGGTGTCCGGAACTTCGTAGCCCTGGTCAAGAATCGCCGAAGCAAGGGCGAGAGTGGGGCCGTGTGGGACGGCTATGCGGTCACCCGCACGCGGGTATGGGCGCGCATCGCCTATGAGCACGAGAGGGCGCGCGAGACTCTGGAATACCTCACCGCTCTCGACCAGCGACTCAGGACGGGCGGAATCAATGAGAGCGCGTACGCCGTACTAGCCCGCGAGAGCCTGGCGGCTTTCTCTGACGACATGGCCCGGACCGGCGATTGAATAAGCCCCCGATTGCCGACGTACTAGAGCACTACGGCGCGACGTTCGTACCGACACGGCACGGGTGGGCGAAGATGCGTTGCCCTTTCCACCAGGACAGGAACGCTAGCGCGAGCGTGAACACAGATGAGGGGCTATTCCGTTGCTTCGGCGGCTGTGACATTGACAGCCCGCTAGATAACGGCGGCTCAAATGCGTCGGATGGATTCGACATTATCGCATGGAAGGAGGGATTAGACGATTTCCCTAGTGCCAAGCAATGCGCGGAAGACATTTTTGGAGAACGCTACGGAGACGTATTACAAAAGTCTACCGGGAAGCCCAGCCGTCGAGTATTTGGCGAGTCGGGGCCTAAGCGGGGACAGCGCAATGCGTTTTCGTCTCGGGTACGTAAGCGAACCTTTGGTGGGACATGAGTACCTGAGGAATCGGCTAGCAATTCCCTACCTAACCCCTGCCGGGGTAGTCGAAATCAAGTTTCGGCGGATAGACGACAGCGATGGGCCGAAGTACCTATATCAGTCCGGCTCGACCTCAGAGCGCATATTCAACCCCCAAGCCCTTTTCGATGACCGAGACTATATCTGTGTCTGCGAAGGGGAATTGGACGCAATCACGGCGGAGCAATGCGGCATTCCAGCCGTAGGGATTCCGGGAGTGGATAACTGGCAGCCATTCTTTGCAAAGGTATTCGCGGGGTATGACCGCGTTCTCATTCTCGGGGACGCTGACGACTCCGGTCAGGGTGAGGGATTCGCTAACGACTTAGCGCGCCTTATCCCTAACTCTCGGGTAGTGCTCATGCCGGATGGTCACGACGTAAACAGTTTCTACATGGCTGAGGGCTCTGACGCCCTACGCCGAAAGGCGGGGATTGAGGATGACCGATAAGGACGGGTGCCCATCGTGTGACCGGGGCTTGACCTATCCGGGCCAGCCGGGGCACGAGTGCTACACCTACGCCGAACAGGCTGAGCGCCGTTCTAAGGGACTCAGGGACCTTGAGCACCCGAGCACCCCTAGGAACACCCCGGAAGCCGGGAGCGGGGCTCTCAGCGATTCTGAGACACCTTCTCGGGGGGATGCCCTGGCAGCCGAGCGAGGCAAGTCCTATGGACACCCGAAGGTGTCCTTCGACCGCATCGGAGCCCTTTGGACCGAGTACCTAAAGGGTGTGGCTATTCACCGGACGGAGAACGGCGGTCCGGCGCTCCCTATCTCGGTTCCTCACCTGACCGGGGCTGACGTGGGAAAGATGATGGTTCTCCTGAAGGTGTCCCGCTCAATCACCGATAACGGTAAGGCCGACACGCTCGATGATATCGAGGGTTACGTCTCTTGCTTGAGGATGCTCGAAGACTAATGACGACCATGATTGTTTACCTGTTGGTCAAAATCCCGCTTTACTCTTACGAATCGGCTCACGATATGCGTGAGGCATGGCCCCACTATCAACGCCGTATCGCTGCCATTCGTTCAAAAATTAGGAGGAACACTGTTGAGCGGTTCACCGCGCATTCTCGTTATCGACATTGAGACCAGTCCGAACCTCGCCTATGTCTGGCGACTGTTCAAGGAAAACGTCTCACTCTCGCAGTTGCGAGAAACCGGTCAGGTCATTTCCTTTGCCGCCAAGTGGCACGGAGAGAAGCGAATCGAATTCCATTCGGACTTCGACTTCTCGACTAACGAGTTCGGCGGGCATGAGGCGATGGTCCGGCGCGCGTGGGAACTTATGGACGAGGCCGACATGATCGTTCATTACAACGGGACGACGTTCGATATCCCGCACCTGAATAGAGAGTTCATCCTTCTCGGACTCACCCCGCCTAGCCCCCACAAGAATATCGACCTACTAACGACCGCTCGAAAGCGGTTCCGGTTCACGTCGAATAAGTTGGATCACGTCGCGCAGCAGTTGGGTATTGGCGCGAAGGTCAAGCATATCGGCTTCGACCTTTGGCGGCTCTGCATGGCGGGCGACCCGGCAGCCTGGCGACTCATGCGGAAATACAACCGGGGCGACGTTGTGATTACCGACGCGCTATATGAGAAGTTCCTTCCGTGGATCGGCTCTCACCCTCATTATGCGATGTTCGTTGAGACGAAGACGGGCTTTGAGAACGTGTGCGGGCGTTGCGGTGGCAGGCTCACCCGTCAGGGGCGGGCATACACAGCCGTAGGCGTTTTCCAGCGGTATCAGTGTGTCAAGTGCAAGTCGTGGTCACGCGGCAAGCATCGCCTTATGGGCGTCGATGCACGCCCTATCGCCTGACCCGAACCTAGCATTAGGAAAGGCAACTTTGAATCACGATTTTTGTAAGCCGATTGTCGAGCGCGTTGCGCGTCGACTGTCTTTCGAGTGGCCCGGTATCGAGCGCGACGATATCGAGCAGGAGATTTGGCGGGGACTCACTGAGCGTTGGGAGTCCGTCAAGGCACAGCCGGAAGCGGAGCGCGGCGGACTCGTCTCGTTCTTCGCTGAGCGGTTTGGCGTCTCCTATTGCTCACGAGAGCGTCAGTTTTATCAGCACTTTACGGCGGAGTGGATTTACCAGCCGCACGAGGTACGCCGCCTAATGGTCGACTACTTCGACGCGGACGCATGGCTAGCCCCCGTCAAGCGCCCTGAGGGGACCAATCAGACGCTATTGGGGGACGGCGTAACCGTTGCCCTATTCGATATCGACCGGGCTTTCAAGTCCCTCACGGAGACGGATCAGCAGATTTTGATTCGCGTATTCAATGCGGGCGAAACGCTCGGGTCGACTGACCGCAAGAAACTTCAGCGGGCCATTGATCGAATCGTCGTTTTCCTGAATCGGACGATCAGTAAGCGGTTCGATCATTCGGACCATGAAGGCCCCGGCAGCCGCGAAGTCGTGAGCAATGCGACGGCGCGAGCCCTTACCCACGAAACCTACTGAGAGGAACCCCTATGGATAACAGTAATCGCAGCCTGGTTGACGTGGCGAAGATGGGCGCAGCCGCCCGCGACATGCGCAAGAGTCTTCAGGAGTCCGCCCGTCAGGCGGATAATCAGATGAAGGCCCTTACCGCCGCGCTTCCGCGTAGCACGACTCTCCCGATGCTCGCCGCTCTGCATATGACCGGCAAGCCGATCTATTCGGGGACGGCTGACCCCGTTGACGTGGCGAAGCGACGTGCTCGAAACAAGGTGGCGCGTCGACAGCGCGCCGTGAACCGCTCCCGGAACTTCCGCAGGGGTGTCCGTTGAGTTTCCCCTCACCGCAGACGGTGGACATTCTCGCAGAGGTTAGCGACTACCTAGGCAAGCGTGAGCACATCGGGGAATTTCCGCCCGTCATGCGCAGCCTTGCGCAGTTCGCGGGCAACGGTGGGACACAGTTCGTCACGGTCGCAGATGAGCGAGAGGCAATGGTCAACCTCGCCGCTCAGGCCGTGGCTCGCATCGAGATTCTTGACCAGCGAAAGGACAAGGTTTGACAGACGTAATCAATTGGGGACCTACCGGGGAAGCCGTCTACGACCGCACCTATTCACGGGTAAAGTCGGACGGCTCCCGCGAGACGTGGCCGGAGACCGTTGGCCGTGTCGTGCGGGGCAATGTGGGGCTTGTCCACGGACCGGAGGACACATGGCCGGACGAGGTACACGCGGAGGCGGACGCGCTCTTTGACGCAATGCTCGCCTTCGAGGTTCTGCCAGCCGGTCGACACCTTTGGGCGTCGGGCGTCAAGGGCCGTCAATACCTGTTCAATTGCCACGTTGCCGGGTGGTCGAGCATTACCGAGCATGTCGAGTTCGTTCTCATGCGACTTGCCGAAGGTGGGGGAGTGGGCGCGAATTACAGCACTCGCTACCTTGCCCCTCAGGGAGCCCCGGCAAGTGTCGTGGACGTTCACATTGTCTGTGACCCGAGCCACCCTGACTACGCCGAAATGAAGAGGGCTAAGGCCCTCTCCGAGCGGTATGACTCCAATTGGCCCGGAACCTTCGAGGTCGAAGACACCCGCGAGGGTTGGGCGGCAGCCGTTACCGAGTTGATCGAATCGGCCTATCGCCCGGACCTGAAGCATAAGGACCGCGTATTCGACGTGAGCCGCGTCCGTTGGAAGAGTGCCCGCCTGAAGACGATGGGCGGTACGGCTTCCGGCCCGATGCCTCTCGCGCTCGCTCTCCGGAGCGTTGGGCGCACGCTGACTAGCGCATGTCTCCGAGTGCGGGACGTGGCCGGTAAGGTCGGGCGGCGCAATTCGTGGGACGTGAGCGAGGTCGACTACACGGCACACAGCCTCACCCCGCTCGAAGCGATGAACATTGACCATGCGATAGCGCAAGCCATTGTGGCCGGAGGTAATCGCCGGTCCGCGCGCATGTCGATTGTCCGATGGGATGACCCCTACGTCTTCGATTTCATCGTTTGCAAGGCGGACCATAACTCCCATTGGTCGACCAATATCTCAGTCGAGATTGACGACGAGTTTATTCGGCTAGTCACTGATCCTAAGCCGGGTGACTACGTGACCAATACGGCACCGCGTGGCTACCCTGCCGCAGTTTGGGCCAGCAGAGTTTACCGGGCAATTGTCGTCGGGATGCTGAGCAATGGTGAGCCGGGTATCTGGAATTCCAGTCTCTCGAATGAGGGCGAGCCTAACCGGGTGGTCGCAACTAATCCGTGTGGCGAGATTGCCCTAGAGCCGTGGGAGAATTGCAACCTAGGACATGTGAATATGGACGCCTTCGTTGACGAAGACGGGATGGTCGACATGCCGCGCCTTGAGCGGGCTCACCGTCTCGTGACGCGCTTCCTGATTCGTGCTACCTATGGCGATGTAGTCGACTCGAAGCAAGCGGCCACGCTTGCGCGTAACCGTCGAATCGGCGTTGGTCATTTCGGAGTTCAGGGCTACGTAGTGAAGCAGGGAATCCCGTTCACTAAGGCCCCGTCAAACCGAGAGATTCGGGATGACCTCCGGCACCTGGCGCTAGTCGTGGACAAGGCCGCTCGGGAGTACGCTCACACGCTGAGGATTCCTGTCCCGGTGAAGACGCGGACGGTTGCCCCTACGGGCACCATTGCGAAGATGCCGGGGCGCACAGAGGGAATCCACCCCGTTTACGCGAGGCATTTCCTCCGGCGTGTGCGGTACAGCCGTAGCGACCCGTCTCAGGCCGCTCAGGTGGCCGCCCTGAAGGCCCGTGGTCATCATGTCGAGCCCGACGAGTACGCGGCAGAGACAGACGTAGTGACCTTCGTGACAGAGGACCAGTTGGTTGCAGAGATTCGAGAGCGCGGCTTACCGGTCGAGTTGGTCGAGTCTGCCGACGAAATCTCGCTCGATGACATGCTCTCCCTTCAGGCGTTCTATCAAGAGAATTGGGCGGACAACGCGGTTTCATTCACCGTGAATGTTCCGGCTGAGTCTCACCAGGCCGCAGCGATGAAGGACGGCTATGCGTTCATTCCCGAGCCGAGCCGTGAGCGCGTTCAGGAAGTCCTAGACACGCTCAGGGGCTACCTTCCGCGCCTCAAGGGGACAACGCTCATGGTCGACGGCACCAGGCCGCAGGCACCCTATGAGCGCATGTCAGAGCGGCAGTACGAGGACGAGAAGCGCGCAGGCGTGACCGTCTCCGTCGATGCCAGTTACGACGAGGAATGCGCCTCCGGCGCGTGCCCAATCAAGTGACCTGAAACTAGTATTTGACAGAGGGTCGAGCATCGGCTACGGTCATACCAACCTGTTATTAGGAACCCAAACGTAGGAGGAAGCATGGCGGGACCTTGCCCCAATGGGCGGAGCACCATGAAGGCGCACAAGGAAGCCAAGTGCCGCGAGCGCGAGAAGTGCCAGGGGCCAGGCTGCCGTCTCTACCGCGAGGCGCGTCAGGCACCGGAGACCGAGAGCGAGTGACCCTAGAAGATTGCTTCCGCAATTCCCTCACGGGGGTTGAGACCGGATACCGCGTGTATATCGCGGGGCCGATCAGCGGTGATCTTGCGGGCAACTTGCCGCCGTTCTTCGACGCGGAAGATGCATTGCGGGCGGTTGGTCATACGACATTCAACCCCGCTCGATGCGATGGGGGGCGCACCCTGGCGGAGTGCGTAGACCTCGCGCTAGAGCGATGCGGGCGGATGACGTGGGCCGATTACATGAGGCTCGGGATTTCCGGGCTCATGCGGTGCAATGCGATTGCCACACTCGACGGATGGTGGACAAGTAAGGGGGCGAATATCGAGCAGACGCTAGCCGCGAATCTCGGCTATGCGTCGGTATCCCTGACGGGTCGTGTCATCCGGGACACGGGAGAGCGAAGCGACATGATGCCAGGGGAGTTGATCGGATGAGAAAGATTCTCGCAATTCCGGGTGCGGCTTGGGAAGTGCTGACCTTCCTGACTCGTGACCCGATCCGGCACCGGCTCGATAATCTGCCTATGGCGGAGGTTACGTCTCTCGCAGAGCGCGGCGCGCTGACCGTCCGCGAAATGGAGCGGCTTCTCAGCCTTCAGGCGAAGATAGACCGGCTCTCACGGGCGCAGGCGCGGCAGTAGCAACCAGGGCAACCCCTCGCTTTCGGGCGGGGGGTTGCTTTTATTCGTCATATCGTTTAGGTTCGCTATGTTGAACCAATCCGGGGACCGGCTAGGGGTTGTACCGCCCCTGCCATTTTTCAGGAGAACCCCCCTCTCAGAAAATTTCTCGATCTTTTTTGAACCTAGTATTTGACACGCGATGCTGTCATTGGTAATGTCTTCCTTGTCAGCACGATCCGCCGCTAAACCCGAAGGGGCCACGATGACCGCCACGTTCGAGACCTTGACTTGCGACAACTGCCAGAACGCTTGGGAGCGCGAGGTCACCCGTGGTCGTAAGCCGCGCTTCTGCCCCGCTTGCACGCGGCTCCCGATGGGTCGTACGGCAACCGTTCAGACGAAGCCCCAGCCCCGCCCGGAGGGCCGATTCCACATGGCTTTCGGGACGTTGCTTCAGGTGGCAGCCGCCCGCGTCCCCGCAATGCTTGTCGGTCCGGCAGGGTCGGGCAAGTCGACGGCAGGGCGTCAGGTCGCTCAGGAATTGGGCCTCAAGTTCGTCACGGAGTCTTGCTCCCCGCAGATGAGCAAGTGGGACATTATGGGATTCATGGGGGCGACGGGCAATTACGTTCCGGGTGTCATCCGTGACGCCTTCGAGAACGGGGGAGTCGTCCTGCTTGACGAAATCGACGCGAGCAACCCCGCTGTCCTCGTCTCCGTGAACCTCATCGCTTCGGTTTCCGTTGGCGAAACGGTCACCTTCCCGGACGGCGCTGACGTTCCGCGCCACGAAGACTTCATTCTCATTGCGGGTGCTAACACCTTCGGGGACGGTGCCTCAGATGAGTACGTGGGCCGGGAGCAGTTGGACGCGGCCACGCTCGACCGCTTCGCCGCTATCGAGTGGGGCTACGACGAGAGCCTTGAAATGCTCGCAGCGGGCGAAGGTGCGGAGGCGTGGGTCACCTACGTTCAGCGGGTGCGCAAGGCCGCTCAGGCGGCTCAGGTCGACATGATGATTACCCCCCGCGCTTCGATCAACGGGGCAAGCCTTCTCCGGGCGGGCATGGCTCGCACAACCGTTGAGTCCCTGGTGATCTGGAAGGGCGTTAGCGCGGACGCGAAGTGCACCGTTCGGGCCTTCCTCTAAAAAGTTCGGGGGTTGCTATTGACCCCCGAACCTATGATTGGTAACGTCTACGTTGTCAGGTCAGAGCAACCGAGAGGGTAGTCAAGTGAAGGTCGTCAAGGAATGGGCCAGCATGGCGGAGTTCGTTGACTACGTGTCCGGTCCCTCCGAAATGCCCGACGACACGCGGGCTTCCCTTCGCTCGGGTAGCGGCTCGACCGGAACCGACACCTTCGAGGAAGCAACCGCTATCGCTTTCAATTGGCCCGAAGGCGTGGCGCAGGTCGAAGAAATGAAGGCCCGTATTGCCCTCGCCTCGCAGCGCACCCGGACAAAGGTCGTCGCGCGTGAGGCCGGTCCCGGAGTCCTCTCAATGGGGAAGTTCATCGCCGGTCACCCTCAGCCGTACATGAGCCTTGTCCCTGACTCCCGCGTTCGGCGCGGCAAGGGGAAGGTCGTCCGTATCGCTATCAACTCCGCCGTTGGCGGCTACGTCTCAACTGACGTGATTATGAAGCGCGGTGCGGCTGTCCTCGCGCTCTCGCAGGCGTTGGAGCAGACGGGCCACCGCGTAGAAATCATGGTGGGGGACTCGACCAGCGGACAGCGCAACTCCGTCTATCACTTCCGCGTCACGGTCAAGCGGGCTGAGCAGAAATTGAACCTCAATTCGGTTGCCTTCGCGGTCGCTCACCCCGCAATGCAGAGGCGCTTTTTCTTCTCCGCCGAAGAGAGGGGAGACGCGAAGTTTCGGGAGACCTTCCGTGTGGGCCAGTCCTACGGGAACCCCGCGCCGATGGTTGTCCCTGAGGGGACGATCCTGGTCCCGGAGGCTAAGTCCACGTCGCGGGAGTGGCAGAGCGTAGAAGCCGCCTCCGAATGGCTTACCCGCACCCTTGAGGCTCAGGGCGTCAAGGTGAAGTGAAGGCGGGGCGACACGCCCGCAAACTAGCATTTGACATTGCGTTGACCATCGTGTAAATTCAAGGCTGAACCTGTCATTAGGAAGGAAATTATGACGGTCCCGACGCTACCGCGTAAGCGGTACATCGAACTTCCGGAAACCCGCGAGGGAGTCCGGTTGCACATCATGGCCGAGCATGGCCGTTCATGTGTGAATATCGGGCTTTCTTTCGAGGCTCTGAAGCAAGCCCACCGCAAGATGCACCAGCACGAAACACAAACACACACTCACGAAAAGGGGTAACACAAGATGGGTACTGCAACTCTCACGGCTCTCGACGGCACGGCCCTCCCGCTTGACGTTCCGGTGAACGTCAAGGTCAAGGGCGAGCGTCAGATGCGCAAGGCCGTCACGCTGATCGACAACGGCGACGGCGCTCAGGTCCGAGTGAAGACCGGCAAGCGCGGTCGTCCGGCAACCCTGGCGGTCGAGAACATCGAGAAGGTGCGGGCTCTCTGAGCCCCACCCCCCTGACCGAAAAACTCTTTAGGGAGTAAGCATCATGGCTCGCACGACTCGCCGCACGAAGACCGACAATCCGCGCATTCACCATCCCACGAAGCGGGGACGCAAGCCGGAGGTTCGCCGGTCGCGGCAGGAAGCAAAGCGGGAATTGGCGCGGTTCCGTTGAGGCATGGGGCGGAGTTCTAATGGCTTTCTTTTGCCAGAAGGCGGGATGCGTCATGGCGACTACTTCCGGGAGTGCGCAACTCGCTAGGCGGAGAGGGTGGCAAATCCCAACCCGCCCCAAGCGGGGACCGCACGACGTAGCAGGAATCGCGCTCTGTCCGGAATGCTCCCGGCAGGCGAGGAAGGTTGTCCACCTTGCTTGAGGTCCACGTCGACAAAGAGGCGGGCCGCTATTCCTTCCTCATTACTAACGGTAGCGGCTTCGTTCGATCCTTCGACAACGCGGCGGGCGCATGGGACTTCGCCTGTTCGAGCGAGCACGACCGCGCGGGAGTCATTCCCATCGTCGGCCCTGGCGGAATGTTCCTGAGCGATTCAGGGACGAGGGCTAAGGCGAATTGGACCTATGACCCTCGCTTTGCCCGGACTCTTCCGGTAGCGGATGCCACACCCGAGCAGATCAAGGCCGCGCGAGACGCGACAGTCCGATTCATTCGTTCAAAGATAGGAGACCGATTCACGTTGGATACCTCAGAGGCGGAGCACAACCCCGCCGATTACGACTCTGACCTCATCGCAGAGGCGGAGGCGGCAGCCGCAACGGCTGAGAGCCCCGAGACAATCGCTGAGAGCCCCGCTCCCGAGCCCGCAGAGCCGTCCGAAGGTGAGGCCCCAGCGGACGAGTTCGAGGCCGTGAGAGCGCGTCTGAGCGATTCGGACCGTAACGCCTTCGACAACTACCGGCACATGAGCGAGACCGTCGAGTCCGAATCGGCTCGCAAGTTCTGGCGGGGTATGGTCGAAGACATGGCCGGAGCCGCATGGTAGTCGTCCTGGCATGGGCCTTCGTGTGGCTCATCGTGGGCTTCGTCCTGACCGCCGTTCTCGATCACGTTTACGACGAGGATTTCGGCGCGGCGCTAGGCGTCATTGCGGCTGTCATCCTTTGGCCCTACGTTCTCGTGTGCGTCCTAGTGACGGAGTTTC